ACTCAGCTTTATAATGAGTCTTGCCCTTTATATTGGGAAGCGTATGACGATCAACAATGCGATCAAGACCCACAATATGCACCTTTTTGCCGAGGGTATAACCAACAAGACTCTGTAGCCTACTTTGATGAAGAAACAGACTATGGATTCTCTGAAGAAGATATGTGGTATGACGAAGAATTTGACGAATGGTTAGACCCCAATGACCCGTGCTATCAAAATAACTGTTCAGAATTTACTGATGCTGATTGGTACGCCTTAGATGTAGATCAGTTTGGTCAAGAGCAAGTTGATGAATGGCTAGGCAATGATATAAGTTTCAGTGATGATGGGATGATTGATTTTTCTACTTCTGCTGTTAGTTCTTATGATGTCTTAGATGTACAAATGGATGCTTGGGATTTGCACCAAGATCAACAACACCAAGATGAAATGTTGTTAGATGAATTTTTATTTCAAGAAACATTTTTGGTAGAAGATTACAGCGAACCTGATACCTTCATAGAGTTTGAAAATATAGAACAATTAGAAGAGTGGTTTGAAGAAGAAACAAACGGCAGAGAAGAGGAATTTGCAGAGTTAGAAGAGCCTGAACAAGAATTTATAGAAGAAATATTTGAAGAGGAGGTGGTTGAAGAAGTCTTTGAGCAAATAGAGGAAAGATTGGTAGAAGCTGAGATAGAAGAAGAACGAATTGAAAGAGAAGAAGTAGCAGAAGAATCACTGGATGTAGTTGAAGAAGAATTTGCAGCAGTAGAATCCGAATCGCCTACTGGTAAAAACAAATTAATGAAGGTGGCCCTTAATGTAGTCAGATCAGGCGTGAAAACAGCAGCCAACAGTTACTCAAGTGCCGTTGGTGGCTCTGGCAGTAACAACAGCTCTAGTTACTCAAGCAGCGCAAACACTGCATCAGGATCTAGCTCTTCAAGTGGCGGCATAAGCACCTCTAGCTCTCCTAGCGCATCAGATCAGTTTGCTAGTGCATCTCAACAAACCAATCAAGTTCTATCTATGTCTGATGCCTCTGGAAGTTCTGGTGGCATGTCTGTATCTATAGCACCACTACCAACATTTGATAATGCAGCATCCATGGTTGTTGCTGATGTCCAAGTTTCTAACATGCAAGGTCAAATTGATACAGCATCTTCTGGAACAATGACATCTTCAGAAGCAGATCAAATAGCAGACAAGATCATTGCTGCAAACATAGAAGCACAGCAGGAACAACAAGAACAAGAGCAAGAGGACACAGGTAAATACGGTGATGAAACAAGCTTGGTAGCTCTTATAGGGTATGTTCCTGGCTTTGATTCATACAAAGAGTTAAGCATGGTTGATTCTACAGATTGGTATATTAGTGCAAATATATATACTTCTGCTACACTTGACGACAACACTGTGGCATTTTATGGCCTAGTGAACGATAATTTAAAAGGTTTGAGTCAGATGATAAATGACCAACCTAATATTTGGAGATAAGTTAATGGACTGGTTTCAAAATAAAACAACACAGATAATTGCCCTTGTAGGAATTGTATCTACCCTCGCAGGATTTGGCTATACAGGAGCAGGTTATGTTAATCGCATAGCTAACTTAGAAGCTAAGATTGGTGGCATAGGCGAAACAGAAAACGAAATGAAAGTCATTGAAGAGCGTTTTGCATCTATAGAAACAAGCGTTAAATTCCTAGAAAAAGAAATAGATGGAATTGATCTACCTGATGTAACAGAAATCAAAACAGACATAGCTACTATTAAAGCTGACTTAGAAAGCCTAGAAAGAGACTTAAATAAACTAGAAAACAAAGACGATAACCCTCTTAATGGCTAATGCGTGTTTTATTAGTGGTTGTCTTACTTACTAGCTTTACATCTGTACCTGTTATTAGTAATTCTGAAAATTCTAACTTTAATCATTGTAGGTCAAAGTTATACACAAACTACCCTGATGAAATTAATCAAAACGAATGGCGTGTCTGTATGGAGCATTTAAAAAATGAGTAGAATTTTACTAGGTGTTCTTGGAGTCTTAGGCTTATTTACTTTTTTTCTTTGGAATGAAAACTCAAAATTAGCTGAATTAAATCAAGCATTTGAACTTAGAGACAAAGAACAAAAATTAGCACTAGAAACAGTTAGAAACGATTTTGTTTTACAAACATCTAGTTTGAACAATTTGCAAACACAAAATAAAGCTATAGAATTAGAAATGAGTCGTTACTTAGACATTTTTAAACGACATAATCTTACCAAGTTAGCTAATGCAAAGCCTAGTTTAATTGAAAAGAGGGTTAATAATGGAACAAAACAAGTATTTGATGGCATCGAAGCAGACAGCAAGCGTATTGATAGCCTTGATGATGGTTTGCAGTTGCAGTCTGATTCCTAGCAGACAACAAGTAGATATAATCACTAAACCTGTTGAACGAATCATTGTTCAACCTGTTATGCCTAGAGAAATTGATCTCAAAGAGCCATATTGGTATGTGGTTTCAGACAAAAACCTCAAAGAATTCCTTATAAAAGTAGAAAAACAAGAAGGTCAAGTTGTGTTCTTTGCTATGTCTGTACCTGATTACGAATTAATGGCATACAACATGCAAGAACTTAAAAGATACATTAATGAATTACAAGAAGTTGTGGTTTACTACAGAAAAGTTACTATTATTGATAAAAAATAGAGGTTAAGTATGAAAATATCAGAAGAAGGCATAGCTTTAATTAAAAAGTTTGAAGGTTGTGAATTAGAAGCATATAAATGTTCAGCAGGTGTTTGGACTATTGGCTATGGGCATACTAAAGATGTTAAAGAGGGAGACTCTATAACAAAAGAAGATGCAGAATCTATGTTAGTTGAAGAGTTACAAGAATATTCTAATGATGTAGATATATCAGTCAAAGTAGATTTAAAACAAAACGAATTTGATGCTTTGGTGTCATGGACATACAATTTAGGACCAACCAATCTAAACTCTAGCACTATGCTTAGAGTATTAAACGAAGGTAAACACGATGATGTTCCTGCTCAAATAAAGCGTTGGAATAAGGCAAATGGTGAAGTAAAAAAAGGATTGATACGAAGAAGAGAGGCAGAATCTCTTATGTTTCAAAATAAAGAATGGTATGAGGTTTAATTGGTCTATAATTTATTCAGGCATTACTCCATTAGTGCTTAGGGCAAGGTAGAACCAAAAATGTCACTATCTATCTATCTTGCCTGACTCTTATGAATACTAGCGATTTAAAAGATTTTGATATTCTTTCTCCTCAAGACAAAGCTGAAGCTCTTGCGTTATTACACAAATACGATCAATTAGGCAAGCAAGAATCTTGTCAAAAAGACTTTATGAGCTTTGTAAAGCATATGTGGGGTGATACTTTTATTGAAGGTCGCCATCACAAAATTATTGCTGACAAATTTAATCGTATTGCACAAGGAAAGTTAAAAAGATTGATTGTTTGCCTTCCACCAAGACATTCCAAGTCAGAATTTGCCTCTACTTTCTTTCCTGCATGGATGATGGGTTTAAATGGAGCGTTAAAGATCATTCAATGTACCCATACATCAGAATTAGCTGTTCGTTTTGGTCGAAAAGTAAGAAATTTAATTGATTCTGAAGATTTTAAGACTGTTTTTCCTAATGTGAGCCTACAAGCAGACAACAAATCAGCAGGAAGATGGACAAGTAACATGGAAGGTGAATTCTTCGCAGCAGGTGTTGGTGGTGCAATTACTGGTCGTGGTGCTGATCTACTGATTATTGATGATCCACATAGTGAACAAGATGCACTATCACCCAAATCTATGGACTCTGCCTATGAATGGTATACATCAGGACCTAGACAGAGATTACAACCGGGTGGAACTATTGTCATAGTAATGACAAGGTGGAGCACAAAAGATTTGGTAGGAAAAGTTCTTAAAAAACAAGGAGATGAGAACAGCGATCAGTGGGAGGTAGTAGAGTTTCCTGCAATCATGCCTGAAACAGATAAGCCTTTGTGGGGTGAGTTTTGGAAGAAAGAAGAACTTTTAGGAGTAAAAGCATCGTTACCTATAGCTAAATGGAACGCTCAGTGGATGCAGAATCCTACTGCTGAAGAAGGCTCAATTGTTAAAAGAGATTGGTGGCAAAGATGGGAAAAAGAAAAAGTACCTGAATATAACTATGTCATACAAAGTTACGATACTGCTTTTTCTAAAAAAGAAACTGCTGATTATTCAGCAATAACAACATGGGCAGTTTTTGAGAATGAAGAAAATGATACGCCTTGTATTATTTTATTAGATGCAAAAAGGATGCGTGTAGATTTTCCTGAACTAAAACGCTTGGCTTGGGATGAGTATAAATACTGGGAGCCTGATTGCGTATTAATTGAAGCCAAAGCATCAGGAACACCTTTAGCACAAGAATTGAGAAGAATGGGCATACCTGTAACCTCTTACTCTCCTAGCAGAGGTCAAGATAAGGTTGCTAGAATGAACAGTGTTGCACCTATCTTTGAATCAAGCATGGTTTGGGCACCTGATGAATCTTTTGCAGACGAAGTTATTGAAGAAATGGCAAGTTTCCCTTATGGTGATAATGATGACTATTGTGATAGTGCAACCATGGCTCTAATGAGATTTAGACAAGGTGGTTTTTTATCGTTGCATGAAGATTATCAAGATGAAGTAAAATTATTAAGAAAAGACAGAACAGTGTATTATTAATTAATGAAAATTTTTGTTACATCGTTTGTTTGGGATGGCATTGAATATGTAGGACCTAATATTTTTGCTAGAGAAGAAAAAATAGCAGAAGCTATTGCTGAGTTTCAGGGATTGATAATAGAAGGAGAATTGACAGAGATTCATGGCGAAGAGTTATTACAAAAACTTAATGAAAAAAGAGTGATACACTAAGGTTTATTATGGCAGTTGAAAGAGTATTAGGCACAGAAAATAACCCTGACATAATTGAGTCAGGCAGTTCTGTAGAAATTATCCCTGAGCAAAGCAGATCAGAAGCAATCAATAGCTCTGAAAACATTTTAGTTACAGACGATGAAGTTTTGCTTGATGAACAAATTGCAGCAGAATTATCAAATTTAGAAAATGAAGAAGAAGACTTTTTTGCTAACTTAGCTGAATTTATTGACGAAGACGAACTATCCAAACTATCATCTAATTTAATTGATTCTATTAAAGGCGATCTTGAATCAAGAAGTGATTGGGAAAAAACATACACTGATGGATTAAAATATTTAGGAATGAAGTTCGATGAAAGTCGATCACAACCATTTCAAGGATCATCAGGGGTGGTTCATCCGATCCTCGCAGAGGCAACAACCCAGTTCCAAGCTCAGGCTTACAAAGAATTACTGCCTGCTAAAGGACCAGTTAAGACACAAATTCTTGGTCAAAGAACAATAGAAACTGAAGCTCAAGCTGAAAGAGTGCAAGAGTTTATGAATTATTACATTATGAATGTAATGAAAGACTATGATCCTGAGTTAGATCAATTGTTGTTTTATCTACCACTAGCAGGTTCTTGTTTTAAGAAAATTTATTTTGATTTTGTTTTACAAAGAGCTGTTTCTAAATTTATTCCACCTGAAGATTTAATCGTTCCTTATGAAGCTCCTGACATGTCTTCAGCAGAAAGAATTACACATGCAATTACCATGTCTCGCAATGAAGTTAAGAAACAACAACTATCAGGTTTTTACATTGATGTAGACATTCCTGAAGAATCTTATGAAAGTCGAGATGAAATAACTACTGAGATTGATGCAATTGAAGGAATATCTCCTAGTTACACAGAAGACAGAAATAGAACCATCTATGAAATACACACAATTCTTGATTTAGAAGGCTTTGAAGACACAGATCAAGAGGGTGAGCCAACAGGTTTAAAACTTCCATACATAGTTACGATAGACGAACAAGCCAATCAAGTGCTTGCAATCAGAAGAAATTACAATCCTGAAGATACTGGTAAAAATAAAATCAATTACTTTGTTCAATACAAGTTTTTACCCGGTTTAGGTTTCTATGGTCTTGGACTATCACACATGATTGGAGGTATATCCAAAGCTACCACCTCAATATTAAGACAGTTAATAGATGCAGGAACATTGGCTAATCTACCAGCAGGATTTAAAGCAAGAGGAATGCGTATTCGTGATGAAGCTGAACCATTACAACCCGGTGAATTTAGAGACATTGATACCACAGGTGGCTCATTAAGAGAAAACTTAATACCACTTCCAATCAAAGAACCTAGTAATGTATTAATGCAATTACTTGGTTTACTGGTAGATTCAGGCAAAAGATTTGCCTCTATTGGTGATATGAATGTTGGTGACATGAATCAAGCCATGCCAGTAGGAACTACAGTAGCTTTATTAGAGCGTGGCACAAAAGTCATGAGTGCTATTCACAAAAGATTGCATTACGCACAAAGATTAGAATTTAATCTTTTGGCTAAAGTTTTTGCAGATTACTTACCACCTGAATACCCATTTGACACAGGATCAGGTGCAAGAGAAATAAAAGTTAGTGACTTTGATGATCGAATTGACATAGTTCCTGTCTCTGATCCAAACATATTTTCACAAAGCCAAAGAATAACTATGGCACAAGAATTGTTGCAAATGGTTCAATCTAATCCTGAAATACATGGTCCTACAGGAATATATGAAGCCTATTACAGAATGTACAGTGCATTAGGTGTTGATAATGTAGACTCATTGTTGCAACCACCTGCTGACAATACACCTAAGCCAATTGATGCAGGTTTGGAAAACAGTGGTTTATTAATGGGTCAACCTGCACAAGCATTTGCTGAACAAAACCATGAAGCACATGTAGAGGCTCATCAAAGTTTATTTTTAACTCAAGTGGTTAAAGAAAACCCACAGTTACAATCGTTAATTATTAGCCATGTAATGCAACATTTACAATTTCTTTCAGCTCAAGTAGCTGAACAACAAATGCCACCTGAAATGCAAGAACAAATTGCACAGGTTCAAGCACAAATGCAACAAGTAAGTCCTGAAGAAGCACAGCAAATACAACTTCAAATACAAATGATGTTAGATCAAATGAGTTCACCTATCTTGGCTGAACTTACTAGAGAATTTATGCAATCTATTAGCGACACAAATCAAGGCGATCCCTTGGTTGCGATTAGACAACAAGAGTTAGAATTAAAAGACAAAGAATTAGACATGGATCAAGAACAATTTGACTCTAAACAACAGTTGCAATCTCAATCTAATATGGCTGATACACAAATGCAACAACAACGCTTAGATATACAAAAAACTATTGCTGATGATAAACTCCAATTAGCAGTAGAAAGAATGCAACAGCAAGCAGAATTAAAACTAATGGAGTTACAATCCAAAATGAGAGGGAATTAATATGACAACATCATATGTGAAAGAAGCAATTGACGAGCTAAAAGCTCAAAAAAAAATTAATAAAGAAAAAGAAGAAACTGACAGACTAGATAACGAAAAGTTACTAGCAGACAAAAAGAAAGTTTCTGACGAAAGAATTGCAAAAAAACAATTAGCCATTGATAAAGGCAACATTTATGTCAACGAAGTCTCAGTGGTTATAGAAGCTAAAGAAATGCAAGCTGAAGTCAAAGTAGCAGAAGAAGTGAAACAAGAGGCAGAAGAAGAGGTAGTAGAAAAACCTAAAGTTGTCAAAAAAATTAAAACTGTTAAAAAAACTAAAACTGTTAAAAAATCTAAATAGGAGATTAATATGCCAAAAGGTAAAGGAACATATGGAACCAAAAAAGGAAGACCACCAAAAAAAATGAATAAAGGTGGAGATGTTAGGGTTGTTAAAATTAGAGGTGGTGGAGCAGCTACTCAAGGTCTTGAATTTAAAGTAAGAGACTAATGGATTTAACTTTTCTTGAAAAACTACAAAAAGAAATTGATTCTAAGATAGAAGCTATTAGTGAGACTTACATGGGTGGTGGATTAAATGACATGGATCACCATAAATACTTGCAAGGACAACTACAAGCGTTGTATTATATACAAGATTTTATAAAAAATTACTTTAAGGTACACAATGAATAAAAAAACAGTAGAATTATCCTCAGCTTATGTAGAACCTGATGAGGTTGTATTAGACCCAAGCAAATTAGATGATTCTGTTTTAGAGCGTATGCCTCAACCTACTGGTTGGAAAATCTTAGTTCTTCCTTATCGTGGTAAGGGAGTAACGAAGGGAGGAATCCTTCTCACAAAAGAATCACAAGATAAGGAGCAACTGGCAACAGTTGTAGCTTATGTGGTTAAGTGTGGTCCTCTTTGTTATAGTGGAGAAAAATATGGAGCACCATGGTGTGGCGAAAAACAATGGGTATTGATTGGTCGTTACGCAGGTGCTAGGTTTAAATTAGATGATGGTGCAGAAGTCAGAATAATAAACGATGACGAAGTTATTGCGACAATTTCTAATCCTGATGATATAGTGAGTTTATAAATGATAGATAATCAAACAGAACAAGTTGTTTCTCAAGAACTAGAAGAAGATAATATTCAAATTGTTGAGGACTCGATAGATCAAAATGGTGATCCAGTTGTTACATCTGATGACGAATTAGATCAATACACTAAAGGTGTATCTAAAAGAGTTAACAAATTAACACAAAGAGCAAAAGAGGCTGAACAAAGAGCACAGTATCTTGAGCAAGTAGCATCTCAAAAAGATGCTGAAATTAATGCGTTACGAACCCATACTTCTCAGTTAGGTCAAAATGTATTATTGGCTGAAGAACAATCAATTAATGCTAAAGAACAACAAGCCAATGAGTTGTATAAAAAAGCTGTAGAATCAGGTGATGCTGAATTAATGTCCAAAGCTGACACTTTAAAAAGTGATCTATCCATTCAAAAAGAAAAAGTAAGAATGGCTAAGAATAGACAAGAACAACCTGTACAACAACAACAAGTTGCACAGCCACAACAACAACAACAACAACAACAACAGCAACAAGTTCAGCCTACTGATGAGGCTTTAGATTGGGCAAGTAACAACACTTGGTATGGAGATCAATCAGATCAAACCAATGTTGAAGCTACTCAATTTGCTTATTTCACACATTTTAATCTTGTAAACGAAGGGTTTGAAGCTGATTCAGACGATTATTACAGCGAATTAAATAAAAGAGTTTTTAAAGTTTACCCAACTTTGGGTGATGATAAAAAAGCCAATAAAAAAGATGACAGACCCTCTGTGCAAAGAGTCGCATCTGCTTCCGTAGGAAGTCGGCAAAAAACACAAGCAAAAAAGAAAGGCGTGACTTTTTCTAAGTCTGAAGTAGATCGGCTCTCAGGGTTAAAACCTTACAACATGTCACAAGATGATTGGTTGAAAAGAGTAGCCAAAGAGAAACAAAAAATTTCACAAAGAGAGGTGATTTAATGATAGACGATAAGAAATTGGATATGACTAGAAATGTTCGTGATTCCGAGACACACGATAAAGAAGCTCGTAGAAAACCATGGCGACCAGTCAGAAAACTTGAAACTCCTCCACCACCTGAAGGCTTTGTATATAGGTGGATAAGAGAAGCAACTTTAGGTATAGAAGATGCAAATAACATGAGTTATAGACTAAGAGAAGGTTGGGAACTTGTACAAGGTTCTGAGCTTCCAGCAGGTTGGCATTTTCCTACTATCGAACAAGGTAGGATGGCAGGCGTAATACATAACGAAGGACTCGTTTTAGCAAAAATGCCCATAGAGACTGTTAATGAAAGAAGAGAGCACTATGAAGATAGAACTCGTCTTGCTAATGAAGCGTTAGACAACACAATGTTTAATGATTCAGGAAAAGACAATCGCTATGTTAAGTATGATTCTAAACGAGAATCTCAAGTTACTTTTGGAAAGAAAAGTAACTAAATAACAGGAAACTAAATTATGGCAAATAAAAATGCTCCATTTGGACTAAAACCTGTTCGTATGATGAGTGGTGCACCTTATTCAGGTGGACAATCAAGATACAGAATCGCTAGTGGTGCGACTACCCCAATTTTCCAAGGCGACTTGGTTACCCAGCTTACTGCTGGTGTTTTGGGCAGACACGCCGCTTCTGGAGCTGTACCTATCGTTGGAGTTTTTAATGGCGTAAGCTTTACAAACTCTAGTGGCGAACAAGTTTTTAGTAACTCATACGAAGGAAGTATTACTTCCTCTGATATAATCGCATCAGTGATAGATCATCCTAATGTTGTTTTCGAAGTACAATGTAATGCAGCTTTTCCAGTTGCAGACTTGTTCGGAAATTTCGACATTGTTGATGGATCACCTGTAGGCGACACTAAGTCAGGAAGATCGAATACTGAATGTGCTGTTAGTACTGGTAATACCACTGCTTCACTACCACTGAAAGTCTTAGATATTTCTGAAGACCCTGATAACTCGGATGTAAGTTCGACTGACACTAATGTTCTCTGTGTGATTCAAAATCATATATGTGGGCAGAAAGGTGCTGGTTTAGCATAAGGATATAAATTATGGCAATTTCAAGAGCACAATTAGCAAAAGAACTAGAACCCGGCTTAAACAGTTTATTTGGACTTGAGTATGATACATACCAACAAGAATATACTGAAATTTTCTCCATCGAAGACTCTCAAAAGGCTTTCGAAGAAGAAGTATTAGTTATGGGATTTGGTTCAGCACCAACTAAGTCTGAAGGTCAAGGCGTTGTCTTTGACAACTCTTCTGAAAGTTACACAGCAAGATATACGCATGACACGATTGCGTTAGCTTTTGCTCTAACTGAAGAAGCAGTTGAAGATAACCTCTACGATTCTTTAGGAAAAAGATATACAAAAGCACTAGCACGATCAATGGCTAACACCAAAGAAGTGAAAGGTGCCAATGTACTTAATAACGCATTTTCATCCAGTTTTACTGGTGGTGATGGACAACCTTTAATTGCAACTGCTCACCCCCTCGCAGGTGGTGGAACAGCAGCAAATAGAGCTACATCCATGGCTGACCTTAATGAAACTTCATTAGAGGATGCACTTATTGATATCTCAACATTTACAGACGATAGAGGTCTAACAATCTCTGTTAATGCTTCAAAACTTGTGGTTCCACCACAATTAGTTTTTGTTGCTGACAGAATATTGAACAGCACTCTAAGATCAGGTACAGCAGATAATGATGTAAACGCTATCAAAAACACAGGTGTGTTACCCGGTGGCTATACAGTTAATCATTATTTAACTGATCCTGATGCTTTCTTCTTGCTAACATCTGTTACAGATCAAGGCGAAGGTCTAAAAATGTTCCAAAGAACTGGCATGGAGACTAACATGGAGCCTGACTTCTCTACTGGTAACATTCGTTACAAAGCTAGAGAAAGATACAGCTTCGGTTTTTCAAACTGGCGTGGTATCTATGGTTCACAAGGAGCGTAAGTTTCTTAATAACCTTAAAGGGAGCTTAGGCTCCCTTTTTTTTGGTCTAAAATAAATGAAATAAAGTGTGTAAATAGTTGTACATTTGTCTAAATTTGTGTATATTAAGTATATGGGAAATAAATTAAATAACAAAAAAGGAGCAAATATGTTAAACATTTCAGACTTTAATCAACACGACATCACTTTCCAACATGCTGTCAACACCATGACTACTTATGGCAAGAACGATCTTCTTGACAGCATGAAGGCTTTCAAAAAAAAGTTTTACGAGAACTTAAACAATGAGGATTTTGAAGATGGTTACTACATCGAAATAAATGCTTACAACACAGTCTTCGAAGGCATGAGCAATTTGTTTGCTCCCAAGGAGTTAGAACTTGATACATTTATTAAAAAATTAGACAAGGAGGTAGCGTAATGGAAAAATATGTACGATATTACATCGCAAGTGGATCATTGACTGCAATGTACACACTTTGTGTTGGTTATGGTGTAGACACTAAGGGTGAATACATTGTTAATCTTTCTACTGATCCTAAGACAGCAGTAGAGAAAGCCATGGATTATGTCAACAAGTCAGGTGACACTGACCCTCTTGACACATCATATGCTGATGAAAGCCTCAACGACATCATCAGAAGAAATCAAGATCAAATCGAAGCTGACAACCTCAGAAGAAAAGAAAAGAACCTTGCTAATTGGATTGTGACTTCTTTAGAAGTGTTATTTAATGGCAAAAATCCTTTTGATAAAATTTGGTCAGGTGGTCATGTAATAGATCATGCTCCTCTCGATCACATGTCTCAAGAAAGCATCAATTACTGGGCAGGTCTTACTGAGTACAAAAGTGAGGTTCATGAAGCAGTGAGCAACGTATGTAAGCCTAACGCTATTTACATTCCTAAGAATGCTAACAAGCACTTTGGTTCTGTTGGTGACAAGGTGACTGTAAAGGCTTTTGTTCTTAACCAATATCATTATGAAAATGATTTTGGGTATAACAATTATTCTGTAAAAATTAAATACATTACAGAAA